CAATCGCCGTTCGAGTTCCTGGCGCTTCTGGCGCTCCTCCTGCAAGGCTGAGACAGGAGCGAACCGTCCATTGTCCTCGCGAATTGGATCGGCAGGTGCGGGATCAGGCTGCGGAGGATCGGCTACAACGGGCGGTTGCTCTACCGCTGGCGCCGGCTGATCGACCTGGACATCCGGGACGGGATCGGGTTGGGCCGGTGCGGGTGTCGCATCAGCTACGAAACCATGCTCGAAGATCTTCTCGAAGTCGTCCATGTTAACCCCTATTCGCCTGTGCGTCGGCGACATACGCAGCGCCCGAACGTCGGCGGCACGGCAGGGATTTACGTGTCCTGCCCACGAAACGCCCTTGCGATGGCGGCTCGACGGACAAACCATTTCGGGCATATCCGCCAGAATATTATGGAAGATGCCGGGTTTTCGGCGAAGCGTGTCAACAGACTAGAAGTGGATGTCCAAACCTGCTGCGGCCGCTTGGTTCGTAGCACCGCCAAGCATCGTCTCCGCTTCCGCGCGCGTGCGGGCTGCGGTCGCAAGATCTTTCTGTGTTCCGGCCTGTGTCGCCTCAACCTTGGCTTGCTCGCCCTGCAACGCGAGCTGCTGCGCCGCCTGTTGCGCTGGATCGGGTCCCTGCTGCTGTTGCGCCATCAGCGTCTTGATGCGCTCAATCGTCTCGGCCTTGTTGACGATCGGCGCCAACTCCAACGCGATCATGAACTGCGGCGAGCCGATTGGCACACCCGTCTGCGCAAGCTGCAACAGATCGGTCCATGTCTCCTGCTCAAGGCTGGCATTGTACGGAACGGTATCGACCGTGATGTCCGCATCCATCTGGCTTAGCTGGTTCTCGTAGCCAACCGTCTCGACGGACTGCACTACGGTCGTCAGCGGAGATCCAGTCACGGGATGCATGACGGGCTGCTGCGTCGTCGGATCGACCAGCGGCACCTCGCGCGATACCCGCTGCTGCACAGGCTTGTTGAGCTGGAGGAACTGCGGCGCGTTCGGATCGCCGGAAATACGGATGAACCGCGGCCCCGTCCAGAACTGTTTCGCGCGAAACCACATCTGCCGATAGACGCGCTCCTCCCAATCCTCCAGATGCGCGAGAGGTCGCGCCAGTTCGGTCATACCGGCTTGCTGAATGATCTGCTGCGCACGTCCGCTCTGAGCATCGCTGTTCGTCGAGCGGCCGATCAGCGCAGGCGTCGGGCCCATGCGCTCGATCTCGGCCTTGGCCTCCTGCATGCGCTCCATGTTACCTTGAAGCATCGAACCGGGATCTGCGAACTTCCACCCCGGAGGCAACACGCCATCGGCCCGTGCAGCTTCCTCGCGTGCCGTCTTGGGATCAACAGGCGCAGCAGCCGGATCGCTCTGCTGGATCTGCCGGCTGTTCATCAGGTGCAGCGAGCGCGACCGACTGGCATTGATCTCGTCTTGAATCGGGATCATGTCCAGCACACCGGAATAGCGGACATTCTCGCGATCGACGTAGCAGCTCACAGCCTCGATCGGGCAGATGGCTTGCCCCTTGTCGTCCCTGTAGGGCGATTCTTGCTGTTCGAACACGCCGGCTGCGCAATAGACGCAGCGCTGCCACTTGCCGTCCTCGTGATAGTAGAGCTCGACGACCATCAGGCGCCGCTTTGCTGCATCGATCCACGGCAGGGCGTTATCGGGCCGATCGTTCCACGTCGCCTCTAGGCCGCTGAGACCACCCGAGATCGGATCGCCCATTGCCGCATAGGCTTCCGGGTATAGGCGCTGGAGATCATCGGCATAGAGCCACTTAGCAATGCCGAGATACTTCGCGTCCTTGAAGTCAGGACGACGCGAGAACGGGTCGCGGAAGAACTCCTCGTAGCGGATTTGCGTGACTACCACGTCTTCGCCATGCTGCTCGACGATGCACGCGCCGATGCCTTCGACCTGGTGATTTTCGGCAACGTCGAGCTTTGTCTGATCGAACCGGTTTGTATCGCCGATGAACCGCAGCGTCTTGGTGACGATATCCGCTTCATTCTCGTTGCCGGGATTGCGTGGATAGGCGCGGGGGGATGCCTTGGCGCTGATCAGCGTGCCCATGATGCCGTTGATTGCCGGCCGGATGCGATTAGTCCAGATCGGCGGTTGCCGGCGCAACCCTAGGATGCGCAACACCTCATGCGATAGCTGCTTGCCGTCGTAGTAATCGCGGCATTTCTGAGCCGCCAGCCGCTCGCGTGTCGTCGCGTCGCGCGCCATGTCGAACATCTTGCGCAGGCGGTCGATCGTCGGCTTCGATCCTGATAGCTGATCCTTGGGCAGCGTATCCTGCTTGCCCGTCATGTTGCCGGTGTCGTTTGGCGCGCTCGCGATCACTTGGGCAGCTCGTCAATGCGCGCCTGGATAGCCTTGATCCGATCCTTGTAGCCCGAGCCCATACGCTGCGACGACGCAAGCATGGCCTTGAGGCGGTCTAGCTCGGCGGAGTTTTCGGGCATATCCACACGGATATTCTAGCCCGTCTCAAGTCCATGCGGTTGCCTGGTCAGGGTTAGCGTTCGTGGTCCAGCCGTCGCGAGGGTTTACCTTCCTATCGATCACGGGGATAATCGCAGGATGCGCCATGTCGAGCGCGCGGCCGATGTTCGCCGCAGCATCGATCTCGTCGTCCCATCGCCCGGCTGGGAATTGCTTGTATTGTTTGATGATCTCGTCGCCGTCGAAGCCGATCGGGATATGCACCTCACCCATTGCCGCTTTCGCCTGAAACGGCTGCGCCTTGGTTGCTTTGTCACCACCCTGCGTGCTGATCTCTTCAATGCGGGTGTAAACGCTTAGTCGTCGCATCGCCGCAACCACGAATGGCTTGGCTGACTTCCAATTGTTATCGTTCTCCGGAAACCAGCACAGCGGCTTCCATTTCTTGATGAGCGGCAGCGCGCCTTGCAGGTCTAGAAGCTGCTCGCCACTCGGCAGGGCCTTGATGCCCATCGCCTTGTCGATCGTTCCTTGGATGCGATAGCCATCGAGCATCCATATGTGCTGATCAGCGTCGATACCCCATACCCGGAACACGTTGAAATCGTCATCTTGCGTTCCGCCTGGCGCGTGATCGCTGGTCATGTAGATGTTCATGGCGCGCTGGGCCTGATCGAACCGCTTGAACCATTCTCCTTTGAAAAACGTGCCTTCGTCGGGTGATGGCTTCTGCTGATAGAGGCTCGACCACGTGCGGCTGTTGCGCTTGAACGGCGCCCAATGTTCATGACTGAACCATTCTGGCCACAGCGTCTCGCCGATCGCGCGACCAAGCGGATCGTCCTTGCGATCGGCAATCGCGGGAAGGCAGATGACATGCCACACACGACCATCGCGGCCATTGAACACGCCGCTCTCGCCGTCCCAATCTTCGGGCAAGATGCGTCCAGCAGGATCGTCTTGGTGCCAGCGTGTGAGGATCATAACCTGCGGGGCACCTGGAATCAGACGCGAGCAGAAATCATCCTGATAGGCGTCCCACGTCTTGTCCCGTATCGTTTCGGACTCAGCGCCTTCACGGCCACGAATGGGATCGTCGAGAATACCCAGCGCCGCACGGTTGCCGGTCAAACCCGACAGGATTCCACCCGCCATGTATTCAGATCCGTTATCGAGCATCCATTCGTCGGCTGCGGTCTTGTCGGCGTCGAGCGATCGACCCGTTATGGCAAGGAACTCGGGTGTCTTGATCAACTGGCGTGCGCGGCGCCCCTGCTTGGCAGCAATGTTGCTGGCATAGCTAGCCAAGATGACGTGCCGGCGCGGCTTGCGCGCCATGAACCACGGCACAAACACGACATCGACATAGGTAGACTTCGCCGAACCTGGCGGCATGAACACCATGAGGTTCGGGATTGAGCCGGCCTCCACCTTCTGGAGCGCGGCAAGCAAAAGCTGATGATGACCGGCCAATATCGGTTGGCGAAGCGCATCATAGTTCGAACCGAAAGGATCACTCTCATCCTCGGGATTATCCGAAACCGGAACGGTCGGAATGTTAACCGAGCAAGCGAAATCCGGCAGGTAACGCCGAGCCAGCTCATTGCGGGCCTCAATGACGTGTTGTGTCGTTAGCAACATTCACCGCCGCCACTTCGCGCAATGCAGCCTCGCTAACGCCGCTCATATCGAGCGCACGAGCAATCGCATCGGCAAACCCATCACTTGGCTCGATCTCCTTGGGTAGGATCGATGCTACCGCCTTGAGATACTGATCAGGCTTGTCCTTGCGAACAGCCTCAATCACGGATTTACCGTGAAGTTCGAAGTCCGCAAGCATGTCCTTGAGAAACTGTTCACCGAGTTTATGGCGTGTGCCCTTAGGGCGACCTGCGGGGTTGCCTGACTGGCCTGGCTTGAACTGCCACGGTTTCTGATCACGGTCTGTAGTTTCAGTCATAGCCCAACAACCCCCCGAACGATCATCATAACCTGCGGATACGCAGCAACTACCACGCCGCACAAACATGCGAGCCCTACGAAATCATCGAACGCCCTGCTTACCATCACCATGTCTCCTGATACGGACGAATGCCCAAACTGCGACCAAGATCGAAATCGTCCCAGCCGCCTAAATCCTCGATCTGCTCCTGCGCCATGCGGAGCCTGCGCTTGATGCGGCGAACAGCTGTAACCTTGGCCAGCGCCTTCCGCGGACAGCCGGGCGGACGGTTGACGATACCGAGCTCTCGGCGCCAGCGCTCTATCACGTCACCACGGGCGCCGAAGCGCTTGCGTAGCTTTAGGTTGCCCTCGATACGGGCATAGGTCGGGAAGTCGTCTGGCATCGGACGTGCTGGCCTGCCTGCTGCCCGTTCGCTCATCCCAAATCATCCTGTTGAGTGGAAAGGGCTGCTACATCTGGCTTTCGCACGGTAATTATCAGACGATTCCTATCGTGCTGAATGTCGTATTGCTTGAAGATCCCGAGCGCGAGAGTATCCATTGTTTCCGATACTCTCTGCGCAACACGCTCTCGTGCTCGATTGATTTCCTCTGAAGCGATTGCGTCAATCGCATCGCGTAGCGCACCCCGGATAACACGCTCGATCATATCCTCACTCACTTGCTCGCTCCCTTGGCTATTGGGGGATGGGTCATGACGAACTGCTCGGGCTCGTCGAGGTGGATGGTCTGAGATTGAACCGTCATTTGCCCCACCTGTGATTTGACCTGATCTCGCGTTGCCCCACTTGCCCCACTACCCACCCCCCCTAAAGGGGGGATGGGGTGGTGTGGCAGTTTGGCTATGGGGATTTGCCCCACTTGCCACACCTTGCCACACCTGCTGTTTTCAAGGTGTGGCATCACTCTGTTACCCACCTTCCGACCACGACGAACTCGCGCTCCATGCGCTTCTCGTCCTCATCCATCACGACCTGTAGAACCCCCTCGCGAATCCATTTTTTGAGAATGGTGACGAGGCGCTTCTTGTCGCGCTTGTCGCCCGGATCGAGTTGGAGAATGGGAGCAATCGCGTGTCCCGCCCAAGCTTTCGCCTGGGAATTTTCGCGCCACTTGCCATTACCAATCGCGGTCTGGACTAGGATAAGATGCTGGGTGGATATCCCGTCGAAAGCGTCAGGCGGTGTCCAGGAACACGCGACGCCGACACTATCGCCGTTCTCAAGATCGACGTTGTTCATGCGATACCAGTCCGTAGAATCGGGCGGAGCTAGGTTGGCCTTGTCGTTGTCTATCCTGAAAAAGAAGCGGCGCTCGTCGTCGGCGACGTTCAGCGCGATCGCCTCGTCGCCGGTCATACGGTTGTAGACGATCACGGAGCGCGCCTTGCCGATCAAGGCAGATGCGCCACGCGCGCTGTCCGCCGTTGCCTCGGCGCCGTTCTGCTTGCGGACATGATGGACCAGGTTGATCGCGGCGCCGGTGCGCTCGGCGATCACGTTCCATTCGCGTGCCACGATATCGATCGCATTGTTGTCGTTCTCCGACACGGCATGCGAGCTGATGAAAGGATCCACGGTCAGCACGTCGATCCCGCGCTCGAGCATCTCCTCTATGAGAGCGTCGACGACCGGACGCGCGATCTTGGCGCCGTCAGGACCTTCTGTGGCGATGACGAGAGGCTGATCGCGCCCGCTGTCCACATAAAGCCGGTTCCCGATCTCCTGGGGCTTGATCCGGTAACGCTGGCACGTGGCATGGATGCGGCGCTCGATCTCCTCGTGCGGATCCTCGAGGTTCCATAGCCAGACGGTCAGCGCGCCTTCGGGAAGGCCCTTGTCGTAGAGGTCGCGGCCGGATGCCATCGCAAGCGCCTCGCCGATCTTAAGCGAGGACTTGCCGACACCGCCAGCTGCCACGTCGACCGACACGAATTTGCGCAGCAGATGCTTGCCGTACAGCCATTGCCGCTTCGGGATTTGAGCGGTGTCTCGCCACTCGAAAGGCGTCGCATGCACCAGCTTTTCGCTAGGTGTGGCAGGTGTGGCAAATAGCGCTGCAACGTCATCCAGCCCATAATGCGCCGCCTGATCGTTGAAGTCCTTGCCGTCCGCACCGACGAGCTCGGCTACGATCACTCGGCAACTCAACTTCTCGCCGAGCGCAGTCATAACGTCCGCGGCGTCCGCGTCGGCACCGATGATGACTTCGTAGCCCTGATCGACGAACTCGGCAGCGATCGCGCTTACGTTCGACTTGGAGAAGGCAATGGCAACGTCGAGACCGGTTGCCGCCTGCACAGTTGCCCCGGTCGCGAAGCCCTCCACGACGATGATCGTGACGCCCTGGTCGCCGAGAATGAGCCGCCCGCCACCTACGGGCGCGCCGGCATGAAAAAGCTTGCGCCCGCCTTCCTCTGGCGGAATCGTCTGCACGGATTGGATAAGCCCGGATGCGTCGTAGATCGGCACGAGCAAGTTATCGCCCTCGCGCTTGCACCCATAGGGCGCGACGTTCTTGCGGGTTAGGTAACCCGAGCCCACGCCGTTTATCGGGAGCGCCCGCGACCATCTCGAGCGAGCCTCGAGCGTCGCCTGTTCTTGGCGCGCGCGCTGCTGTGCCTCCATCATCTGGCGATCGGCCGCGCGTTGCGCCTGATCTTCCGGACTGAACGACGGCGTGGACCCGCCGGTGAGCGAACGGATGGCCTCAGGGATCGAGATTTTCTCGACTGCGGCTACGTAATCGATCACGTCGCCGTGCGCGCCGCAGCCGAAGCAATGGTAGGTCTCGGGATAGACGACGAAGCTGGGGCTGCGATCCGGGTGGAACGGGCAGCACCCGACCTTATTAGGCCCTGAGCGACGAAGCTTGACCGCCTGAGCAACGATGGTCTCAAGCGGGTGGTTCGCGCGGATGGCGCCGAAGTCGATCGCCATGTTCACGCCGTCTCCAACTGGTAGGCTTGGATCAGAAGCGCGGTGTCGTTCTGGTCGATCACGCCGTGGCAATGCGCGGCGATGATGAACTGCTTGCGCAATGCCGCCGTCTCGCAGCGCGCGATAAGCTTCTGCATCGCGACGAGATGATCAGGCAGGGCGCATTCGATCTTCACCGCTGTTCACCGACCGGCGCACCAAGCGACCGCAACCACGCCACAGCCCCATCGACAGTCCGACAGACCGCGACATTCTTCCCCATCCGGTGCAGCCGATTGAGCCGGTCGACCTGATCGGGCCGCGGCATCTCGGTGCCGTTCTTCATCTCGATCACGGCAGCGCCGCCAGTCCAATCGATCCCGAGATCGGGCTGACCGCGAATGACGCCCATGCGCTCGCCGCGCAGTCGTGCCCAATCGCTTTGTCGCCCGCCGTTGGGGACAGCATGGAAGGCGACGCCGTGGCAATTCTTCAACCGCTTCACCACCGCAATCTGGCGATCGTCCTCGCTGGTCTCGTCGCGATCCTTCGGCTGCACGTAGATGCCCAGATCCAGCCGCGAGCGCAGCGAATCTTCGGCGATGTCGTCGATCCATGCGAAGTCGAGCGCGTTCATACCCGAGCCGCCCGCTTCTGCAGCTGCTCGGCGACCATGCGCTCGGCATCGGCTGGCTTGATCCCGTAGCAACGGGCAAGCGTCTGCGCGTCGGGGTTCGGCGCCATGACCAGATAGGTCGCGGCGCCAGCGTTCTTGCTGGCGCGCGAGGGCTTTTGAGCGAAGCGGCGCGGCGTTCGCATCAGTATGCCTGCGCCTGGTCGCGAGCATGCTTGATCCGCATCGAGGTCGCCGCATTGGCGACGGCGCGCTTCGCATGCTCCGGCGTG